TAGATTTATTAGATTGGACTTTGTAACTATTAACTTAGTAGTCATTCTTGACTACACCATTATTATACTAGGAGGAATCTAAAGAAGTTACCGACACAGAAACAAATGAGGTACGTACTGATACTGTGCTTGTAGGAACCGGAAATTACGAAACCGTTCGTTTTGAAACAGACTCTCGCGAGGAATTAGAAGCAAAATGTGTTGAACTGCTTGGTACCTACAATAAGAATGAGTTTATGCCAATTAATACAGAACCATATAATATGGATCTCGTATGGGACTCCGAGGAAAATGAAACAGTGTAAATACTGCTTAGACTAAAATAATTATTTATAATTTTTAAAACTGAATATTGATTTTTATAGAGTCATGCGAAATATCATGGCTCTTTTTTTTGTGTGTTTGTTTTCGTCATTTTATACAGGGTAATTGTCACCCTCCTTACTTAGAGTGACTGTTGCAGCGGTTGCTCTGTATAAGATGACAAATTGTTATCTTTTGGATAGGCTGTAAATCAAATTTACGCTGATAAACATTGGAGTTCGTGTTACCACTATATTTTAGAAAATATGACAATTTTTAAGTTTCTTAAATTGATTAAATACATTGGAAAAGAAAAAGTTTATAGTTTTGGTAGAATTGATTTGTATGGAGTAAATAAGGATAACAATAATATCTGCATTGAACTAAAAAAAAGAATGTGAATTTTATGATACAAAACAACAATTATTAAAGTACAAAGAAAGCAAATGTTTTGATAAAATAATATATTGTGCTTTAAACATAGATAAGGATTTTCTCTTATGGCTAAAAAAATAATGACATAATAGCATATACATATAAAAGAGAGCTAAAATTATCGGAGGTCTGTTTATAATTACTTTATATACAAATAAAGATAAGTTGGAGTTTTCGCATATTATTACCAATAATATTTTACACTATTTATTAAATCAATATAAATTATTATACTTATAAGAAAAGCGATATACCCAGATTAAAATATAATAAATTAATTAAAAAGTAAAAATACTCTGACAGCCACACCCACGGCTGTCTTTTTTAATTTGACTAAAAAAAGCTTAAAAAGTGAAAGGATGGTGAGTAAATTTGGCTGGTATTGAAAAGGAAGAAGTTATTCGTAAGTCAATGAACTTACCAAAAAAAATAGATACCACTGTTGATATTAAAATACCAAGATCACCAGAACAATTTGATTCTGAAAAACATAAATACAAATGTTCATGTTGTGGAAAGGGATTTAGTGGACAGCAGAAACACAATTTTCAAAAATCAAACAGCCCCCTCTTTCAAGCCAACGATGGATTTTTGCCTTGGTGCAAAGAATGTACTGACCGCTATTTTGCTTCACTAACCTCGTTCTACTCAAATAACGAGGAGCACGCTATTGAGCATTTTTGTCAACAAGTGGACTGGGTATATGATATTGAACCTCTAAAATGTGCAAGGGAAATATCAGCCGACAGGTCGCGGATTAGTCATTATGCTGCTAAGAAGAATCTGAATGTTGGTAATAGAAAAACTTATTTTGACACATTGAAGTATAACTATGAGAGAAAACAAGAAGATATTGTAACTTCTCGTGAACAGGTAAAATCAGAAGAATTTACCATTACGGCTTCTGCTGTTGACAGATGGGGCATCGGATTTGCCGAGGCTGATTATAAAAATCTTGATGAACATTATCGTATGTTAAAAAAGAATAATCCAAATGCTGATAATAACCAAGAAATATTTATAAAATCTTTATGTAATTTGAATATGCTTATGGTTAAAGCATTAAAAGATGGAGATTCAGATAAATATGTAAAACTCACTGATCAATATGCAAAAACATTTAAACAAGCCGGATTAAGAACAATAGAGGAAAAGGATAATAGTAACAGTGAAACATTTGGGGTAACTTTAGCAACAATTTCTGAATGGACACCGGAAGAATTTTACAAAGATAAAAAATTATATGAAGATTGGGATGAATTAGGTGATTATTATGATCGTCACATATGCAGACCTATGCAGAACCTTATGTTTGATAAAAATGTAAGAGATAAGGAGTTTTTTGTTTCTGATGACGAAGATGATGAAACTGACGAATAATCAAACTTCAGCAGACGAAAATCAACTATCACTATATAAAAACTTCCCGTCTACTCATTACCTTAGTAATCAAAATAATGTTCTTCATGTAATAGCTTGGTGTTCATTTTGGCGCAGAAATTTACATTTATTTGTGCGAGATTATTTAAAATTATCCCTTTATCCTTATCAACAAATAGCAATATATAAAATGGGGATATCCAATTTTATATGTATAATTGCAAGCAGAAATGATGCAAAATCTTTTATTATCGCTCTTTATGCCTGTTGTAGATGTATTCTTTATCCCGGAACATTGTTTGTTATAGGAAGTGCTACTAAAGGGCAAAGCAAACTGATGGTAAGCGCAAAAATTCAGGATGAGCTGATGCAGTGGTCGAAACCATTAGCCGCTGAAATAGAAAAAGTCAGTACAAGTGCAAACGATACCTATGTAAAATTTCGTAATACTTCAAAAATAATTGTATATACAGCAAATGACAATGCCAGAGGAAACCGCAGCCACGCAAGCTGTAGAGAAGAATTTCGACAAATTGATAAAAAAATTGAAGATTCTGTTATCTCTCCTTTTCAAACAGTTAGAAACAGACCTTATATGCGAAAGAATATAGGAAATAAATTATATGGTGACATTCCTGTTTTACAGGAAAATCCTGTTGATATTTATATTTCTAGCAGTTGGATTGATGACGGCAACTGGATGTGGGGAATTGTTGACCAAGCATTTACCGGGATGTTAAAAAATGATGGCTCCGTTTTGCTTACATTTGATGAAAGTATTACTTTAAAACATCATTTAAAAACAATGAAACAAATGAAACGTGAGAAGAAAAAACAAGATCCGGTTACATGGAAAACAGAATTTTTAAATCTTAAAGTCAAAGATTCTCTTTCTTCTTATTTTACATATAAAATGCTTATGAACAGGCAGGTATCTAAACACGTATTCTACCCAAGAGATATATTGGATTTTAAAAATAATAGAAAAAATAAATATGCAATTCCAAAACAAGATAATGAAATACGAGTAATATCAAATGATATTGCATTTGTAGCAGGTGAAAAAAATGATAATTCTGTATATAGTTGTATTCGTGGTATTCCAGAGAATATTACATATGAAACAAATAACGGTTCAATAGAAATAAAACAGGGATATAGACGACAATATCCATATATTGAATCGAATCAAATTGGCGACACTACAAAACAGGCGATTAGAATCAGACAATTATATGAGGACTTTGAATCTGATTTTATTGTTATTGATACTAGAAATGGTGGTCTACAGGTGCTTTATGCACTTGAAAAAGTATTATATGATGAGGAACGTGGTGTTGAATATTCTCCTCTTTGTTGTATGAATAATGAAGACTATGCAAAAGTATGTATCGATCCTAGTGCTAAAAAGTGTATATATGCAATAAATGCGACGCAAACATTAAACAGTGATATTGCGATATCTTTTAGGAAAAATCTTGTTGAAAATAAAATTGATTTTTTAGTCAATTTTAATACTGCAAAAGAAGAAATTTTACAAAACAATAAAGATTATATTGAAGAAATTGATGTTGAAAAACAAGTTGAATTTGAAAGACCATTTCTTGAAACACAGGCAATGATTAGTGAATGCGCAGAACTTCAATATGAAAAAATGCCGCAGACAGGCGTAATAAAAATTCAAGAAAAAGGAAAAAACAGAAAAGACAGATATACAAGCTGTTCTTATGGTTCATATTTTATTGATCAATTAGAATTAGATATGCTTGGTTCTTCATCAGATTACGATTATGCAGTTTTAGTAAATTAAGCAAAAAAGGAGGCATATATGCCTGAAGAAACAAAACGTCGGAGGGGGCGCCCTCCCAAAAATAACCCATCTACTGCCCCGCCTGTTACAGAAACAAACAATACATCACAGCAAAATAATTTTGCCGATTATGAATTTAATTCCTATTCCTGTCAGCATTTGTTTGATTCTATCTTTAACTGCGGTGTTTATGATTATTTTACCAAAGAAGAAATTGACTCTGTTCTAAGAAATCCAATTAGGAACCACGAAACAGCAATCCGTTTATCTGAGTTTGTCTACGGAAAAAATGGTATTGTCAGTAATTCCATAGATTATATGACTGCGCTTCTAACGCTTGACAGAATTATTACTTGCAAGAATAAAACAAATAAAGCCAATACATGTAAAGATTTAATGAAGTCTACTTTAAGCATCATTGATGATAAAGCTTTTATCAGAGATGCGTTATTTACACAAATGTTAGATGGTATTGCTTTTTATTATTTTGAAACAACAGAAAAGTCAATGGACAGAAATAAATTTATGACCGACTACGATGTTGAAAATATTGTAGAAATCAATGATTTTGGTTTAAACGCTTCTATCCTTACGTTGCCTTGGCAGTATACGAAAATTGTAGGGAAGAAAAACGGACGTTTTGTTCTTGCTTTTAATTTGCGTTATTTTGATGAATTTACAGGCGAGGATTTAAACCGGAAACTGCGCAAATATCCCAAAGAAATTGTGGATGGATACCACCAAAGGAAAAAACAAACTGTATCTGGTGACTGGCTTGTTTTAAATCCTGACAGAACCATGTGCCGAAAAATTAAGTGTAAAAACGTTGAAGCTTGGGGACGTAGTTTGATTATTTCCGCACTGTCTGATGTACTTTATAAAGATTATTTTATAGACACCAAACGACACGTTCTTGATGAAGTAAACAATCGTATTGTTTACGAAGTTTATCCTGAAAACAAACAAGGCACTGGCTCTACTCTTACCAAAACACAGCAGGAAAACCAACATAATATTGTTAAGCAGGCTGTGCTTTGCAAAAATAATCGTGGCGGATTAAGTTTTATGTCTTTAGCCGCTGGCACAAAATTATATACGTTGGACGTGTCTACTGATATTTTTGATGATAAAAGTGAATCCGATTTAAACAATGATATTGCTGTTGATTTAGGTATTTGTGCATCGTTGATCGGTGCAATGTCAACAGGCACATTTGCAGGCGGGGTTCAAAACTTGGAAATGATTACAGCACAGCTTTATACTTGGGTCTGTGAATGGAAAAGTGAATTAGTTCATGTAATCAATAAAAATATTATTAAAGATCAAAAGAATAAAATTGACATATACTACTTCCCTACTTCATTTGTAAACAGAAAAGAATTTTTTGAAATGATGAAGACGCTCTATTCAGAGGCAAGTGGTTCTATGACATTTTTAGTTGCAAGCACAGGTGTTGATGTTGATACCTATTTTGATGTACTGGATTCAGAAATTAAAGCAGGTATCTATGAAAAATATTTCCCACATCAAACAAGTTATACAATGTCAAAAGAAAATAATGATGGTGGCAGACCTAAAACTGATAACCCAACAGAAAATACACTTAAATCACAGATGAACAATGGGAATACCGTTCCAAGTCCAAGTGATAAATAATTCCATAAATAATAATTTTATAAATTATGCAATAAGAAGAACCTAAATTTTTGAAGTTCTTTTTATTTTATACAAATCTACAAAATGAACAGCCGTATCTGCCTAAATATGTAATTCAGACAGGTAAATCAGACTGTTAAGGAGGTGTTATGTTAGGAAATATCCTAGAAATTTCTAAGCGTGCTTCAAAAGGTGGACGTGTGCCTATTAAAATCGCTCTATTGAAAATTCATAAAGATATAAATGAAACAAATAAAAATGGACTTCACTGGAAAGAAGAATATGTTCTAAATGCAATAGACAGCGTAAAGTTTATGCCCATTTGCGCTTCTTTTTGTGATGAAACCAAATCCACTCCACTGGATCATGGTATGACTGGCGAAGAAATTGACAGTGACGGCGTTCATGAACCGCTGTTTGAAAATTCTGAAACTGTTGGATGCTTTGAAAATGCCAACATTGAAAATGTAACCGTTAATGGAAATGAAATAAGAGCACTTGTTGCAAACGGATTTTTATACAACCAACGCTATCCCGCATTTGTTAAGTGGGTCAGGGCAAATTATGCGCAAGGAACCGTTGATACATCTATTGAATTAATGGGATTGGATACAAACGACAATAAAATTGTATACGAAGAAGACAATCCTACTGATGAATTTCGCACACCTAAAGAATTTGTATTTTCCGGAAGCTGTATCTTGTCAGTACAGCCGGCGGATGCAGATGCCATTGTATTAGAAATTGCACAAAAACAAAGCCAAAAGGAGGATAAAACTTTGGATGAAAACAAACTAAAAGAATTAATTCAGTCTGCTGTTTCTGAAATCAGCAACAAAAATGATGAACTGAACACAAAAATCGCAGAATTAAATACAGCTATCAGCGATAAGGAAGCTATTATTGCTGAAAAGGATGGAAAAATCGTTGAATTAAATGCGTCTATCCAGCAGCTTCAAGACGCCCTGACAAAGTTAAACCAAGAGCATGACACTTACTGGGCAGAAAGGGAGCTTCTTGAAAAGGAGCTTGTAAAGGCAAAAGTTGCAGAGAAACTAAGCGAATTAGATTCTGCGCTTAGTGAATTTAACGAAGATGAAAAAGCATCCGCAAGTGATGACATTAAGAAATTAAAAGAAAATATTAATTCCTGTGAAAAGAAAGATGATTTGAAATCTGTTTCGGCTGAAATTAATTCTATCCGTTCAAAAATCTGTATGGATATTGTCGCAAAACAAAAAAAAGCAGAACAGGAATCGAAAACCGCAGAACAAAACTCTGCAAGGGAACAAAAAAATAATGAAGTTATTGACATCTTTTCTGAAATGTGTTCAGACACACAGGATGATGATGAAGATGTAAATATATTTTAATATTGAGATTTTGATAATATTGAAACTATTTTAAGAACTCAGCTTATTGCATGAGTTCATTTTTATTTTTATGGAGGAAAACAAATGTTTAAGTTTAGAACAATTGGTCAAATCGAGCATGGAGAATATCCATTTGAAGATGCTGTTGTAGAAAAATCCGTTTTAAACGGGGCTTTCGGTGATGTTGCTGATGGAAAATTTACTGCAAATGATTCTGGTAAAAAAGTAATTATGCAGGTAGAAAACGGTGATGATGCAGGGCTGCCGGAGTATAAAATTCCCGCCGGTTCCCATGTGCGCGTTCTTGATCTGACAAAAGTTAAAGGAGAACTTGAAGTTTATGGCTATCCACTGCCAGACACATTTAAGGTTGGTGATACATTGGGTTGTTTTACAATCATTGAAATTATTGGAAACAAAGCTGGTGCTGTAGTAAAAGTAGCTGGTTCAACTTCTTCTGCAAGCACTGCCAAAACATCATAAATAAACAATCACAGGAGGTATATACTTTATGTCTTACATAATTGAATTAAATAATGAAAGAAAAGATGCTGATTTTGCATCAGGAAAGGTAAGTGGTAAATCTGCTGTTGTTGAGATCTTTTCCGCGATGGTTAATGGAAAACAATTGTCACCTTATGGCAAAAAAGCTGATGCCGCCGCAAAGTATATTAAAGAACTCAACTCTAAAGCTTGTTCCGGTGATGTTAATGCGGTTTCCGAATTAAATGAAATCCGGCGTTTTGTAATGCAGCCAATTCTTTTAAAAGAAATCAAACTGCTTGGTATTTACGGAAATTACAAGTCTATTGGCTATAACGAATCCTGCGAGGTAGAAATTCCAGAATTTACAAACTTGTCTGCATCTGAGCAGGCGGCTGGTCAGGACGTAAGGTTTCCTGTTACCAGAAAGAAACGTGTCCCTATTGCCACTACCACTATTTCTGGTGGTTATGCTGTAGATTATAGAAAAGCAGCATTGGGCGATATGAGTGACGAGAATGAATTGCAGAATCAAGTACGTATCGAAATTAGAAATAAAGCTGCAAAGTATGTTGTGGAAACTATTTATAATGCCGTTAAAAATGTTTTCGGTGTAAAATACTTCTTTGAAGGCGCAGGTATTACTAAAACGGGTGCAGACGGTGTTATTACAAATGTGCGGCGTTTTGGCAAACCTACTGTTTCTGGTGACTATGCGCTTATTTCACAGTTTAACGGATTCGCCGGATATAATGGCGTTACTCCGACAGTAAATGGCATCTCTGAAGCTGTAATGAAGGAAATTCATAATACAGGACTTATGGGCGTTTATAACGGTGCGGTATTAAGCGAAATTCCTAATCCTTACGATCTGACTTCTTTAAACAAAGACGGAGATAACTTTAATACAATGCTTCCTGCGGGACTCGGTTTTGTTATCCCAACTGGTGGACAATCCCCTATTTATACTGTTACTCGTGGCGGTCTGACTTCCTTTAGTGGAAATGATGTAACAACAGGGCAGTTGATCTCACGATTTGACTTGGAAGTTGGTGCATTGGTAGCTCCGGGGCGGGAATATTGTGTCGGCATACTGCATGACACAAATCTTGACTCTCTTGGAGCGTAGATAAATTAAACTGTTATCCTGACTGTTTTTGACTGGCGAACGTTTACATTTGCCAATAATACCACATTACGAATGTAATTATTACCTAGGCGGTTATAAATCGTATCAATTTCTTAGAAAATTCTGATAAATACAGAAAATTAGCAAGGCTGTGTGTACGATTTATAATAGCCGAAGTAATATCTTGGATGATATGGTTAAGTTTATTACTCGTGAGTATAACTGCTGGGATAACAGTTTTTTTGATAAGCATGAGTTTAAAATATAATATATGGAGGGAATATGGCAGAGGAAAAAAATAACGAAGAAATCAGACTTGATAAAAAAGTCACTGTTAGAAGTATTGCTCCGTGGACTACTGGTTCCGCAAGGAAAACGAGCACTGGTGACATTACTATTCCTGCTCTTGGTACAGTACTGCTCTCCCGTGAGGAAATTATTGCACAGGGGCAAAACGGAAATACACTTTTAACAGGTATCGACAGTGTAGGCAGTCATGCTACTTGGTATATCGAAGACGACTATACAAGAAATGAGTTAAGTTTTGATATAGAAAATAAGAAACAAACGTTTTTAACGCAGGAAATTATTAATCAGATATATGGTTTAAAAACACAAAAGGCTTTTGAAGAAAATATTAAGAAAGCTGTCGTAACTAGAGCCGAGAAATTTTATTTACTGCGTACTATCAAAACTTTAAAATTAAACGATTATACCAAAAATGCATTCTGTGAAAATCATTGTGGGCGCAGGATTTATGAAGTTTAATTCCATGTGAGGTAAATTATGCAAAATACACAGGCACAGGAAGTAATTGATTTTTTTGAAAGTTCATTTGCTGACAGGCAGATAATACCGGATTCTTTAGAAAAAATCTGGTTAAGGCGTGCTGTCGGCAGATATTCTACAGAAATTGATCCACTGCACTATGATGAAATGCTTGCACAGTTTGATACCAAGTTAGATGATTATGTAATTGGCACACTTGCCCAATTTATGTTACAAATGTATCAGGAAAGACAGGTATCACTTGTAAATAAGCGTGTATCTATCGTAGGAAAAGATATTTCGATTGATGGGAGCAATGGAACAAAGACCGCCGAAAAAGCGCATCTTGAACATATTGTATCAGAAACAGATAAAATGGTGGAACATCAAAAGCCGTCTGCTTATTCGTAGGAGGTTGATTGTACGTGAAAGAATGGTATCTTATTGGCAATAACACAAAACCCAATGTAATAGGCGGTTATGAAAACCAAAGTTTTTGTGATTATAAACAGGACGCATTTGCTGAATCCTTGGAAACAGATATTGCTTCTACAGTATTATTATACAATAGTGACTTGTCTGTCCAAAAAGAAATTCGCTGCATTATAGAAGGGAATACTGCCGATACACAGCTTCAATCTATGCAAAGAAAAGGCTTATTTCTTTGTGACACGGTTAAGGATGGTATGTATATTTTATTCGAAAATGGGTATTGGTTAATCAACGGATTCCCCGGAACTAACGGCATCTACCAGAAGGCAACAATGGTTTTGTGTCAGTTTCGTTTAGCTTGGCAGAATCCAGAGGGGAAAATTGTAGAACGCTGGGCGTGTGCAGAAGATTTTACAAAATATTCTAACGGACTAAAACAAAATAATGTTCTCATAAGCGGTGACAATCAGTATGGATTAATACTTCCAGTTGACTATGAAACAAAAAGATTAAAACGGGATATGCGTTTTCCCATTGACTTTGAAGACAGCGATGAACCCGATATTTACAAATTAACAAACCGAAAAGCAAAACTTTCTGATAGTTCTTATACAGGGTATGGTGGGACAATGATTGCTACTATGTCGCTTGATAGCTTTAATAAAAGTAACGACAAAAAGATTAAAATGGAAGATGGCAGAGATATATGGATTTGTAATTATAACCTAAATTCCGCAAAAAATTATAACGAGGCTAATGATTTTAGGCTTAACCTCCCATAAACACTAAATTTTTTAC